CTTCCTACGGGAGGCGCCCTTTTTTCTTGGGGTATTATGCAGACAGAATGGGTTATCCAGAATCCGCACGCGACAAAGCCGCTGCGGATGCCGTTGAATGTCGAGTGCAACACCCCTGAGGACAAGGTTCTTGCCAACGTCCTGAAGAATTCTCGCCACATCAGGAAGTGGGTAAAGACGCTACCGGCACATAATGGCGTTGCCGTCATTGTTGGCGGTGGCCCTTCGCTCGCCGATACGATCGCGGATGTACCGAAGATCGGCGGCAAGGTCTTTGCCCTGAACGGGGCAGCGAAATACCTCAATGACCGCGGCATCAAGGCCGATTATCAGGTCATCATGGACGCAAAGCCGGAGACGGCTACGCTGGTAGGGCCTGCGAAAGATTATCTGTTCGCGTCACAAGTCGATCCGAAGTGCTTCCGGAAGAAACCACAGGCCACGCTATGGCACGCCAGCTACGGCGCGCTGATGGTGGACGAACAGGAGGGATTTCCTGCCCACGATGACGACTATGTGGTCATCGGCGCCTCGGTTTCTGTTGGCAATACCGCATTGGTTCTCTGCTACGCGCTGGGTTATCGCAAAATCCATGTGTTCGGCATGGACTCATCGCATCGTGAGGGTTCAAGCCACGCTTACCGGCAGGCCATGAACGACGGCGATCCGTGTACGCTGGTTGAACTCAACGGCAAGCGCTTCGTCTGCTCGGTCACGATGGACCTTCAGGCCAAGTATTTCCTGCAAAGGGCCTCGCAGTTGAAGGCGGAGGGCGTCTCGATCGAGGTCCATGGCTCTGGCCTGCTGCCGGAGCTCTACAACAGCCAGCTTTCTGAGGCTGACAAGTACAAGTTCATGTGGGCGCGTGACGAGTACCGCGCCTTTTCGCCCGGCGAGCACGCTGCGAAGGAGTTTCTGGACCTTGTGGATCTTAATGGGCGCAGCGTCATTGATTTCGGCTGCGGAACTGGGCGCGGCTCTCTGGCTCTTTCCAATGCAGGCGCTCACGTTGTCGCCGTTGATTTTGCCGACAACTGCCGAGACGAAGCGGCCAAGGGAATTCCCTTCGAGCAGCACGACCTGACCAAGCCCCTGCATAGGGTGGCTGAGTTTGGTTACTGCACGGACGTGATGGAGCACATCCCGACTGAGGATGTGTCCCTAGTTATCTCGAACATTATGCGTTCGGCGCCGACTGTGTTTTTCCAGATCAGCACAGTTCCCGACAGCATGGGCGAATTGATCGGCCACCCGCTGCATCTGACCGTTGAGCCCCACGATTGGTGGCGCCGGTTGTTCGAGCGGCACGGTTATTTCATCGCGTGGCAGAAGATGGAGCCCCATTGCTCTGCCTTTCTCGTGAAAAAGGAGAAGTTGCTTGCTTGATGTCATCATTCCCGAAGTCAACGCGCTGGCTCAGACAGCGAAGTTCTACCGGGAAGGCGATCGAGATTATGTGTCCATCAGCTTTGTGGGTGAAAAGGACACGGTAATCCGCCGTGTCACCCCGGAGCACATGGCGCGCTTCCGCAATGAGTGGAACGCTTATTGCGATGGCATCCCGCTCAAGCAGCGTGACGGAACGCCGCTCACGGACATCCCGAACCTGAGCGATGATCTGGCCCAGAAGTACATCAGCCAGAACGTCCACACTGCAGACGAGCTCGCGGTTCTCTCCGATGCGCAGTGCCAGTCGCTTGGACATGGCACCCTGACGTTCCGGGCGGCGGCGCAGGCCATGCTTGCCTCTCGCAAGGCGGCTCAGATGGAGGCGGCCAGCAAGCGCATCAGCGAGGCTGCAAAGTCGGTCAGCGCCATGCCGGCGGAAGCCGAGGCGAAGTTTGCTTCGAAGGAAGACGTTGAAGCCGTCAAGGGCGAGATCGGCGACATCAAGGCCATGATGGGCCAGATGATGGAAATGATGCAGAAGCGCGGCCCCGGTCGGCCGAAGAAAGAAGCGAGCGAAGATTGAGCCTCCTTTCGATTATCCAGGATGCGGCAGTTGATCTGACGCTGAACAAGCCGACCGTCGCCATTAACTCGACGGATCAGCTTGTTCTTCAGCTTGTTTCGCTTGCCAAGCGTGACGGGCTGGACTTGGTGCGCCGTTTTGACTGGCAGGCGCTTACGAAAGAGACAACGTTCACGACGGTTGCGACGCAGGCGCAGACCACGCTTCCGACCGACTTCAACCGCATGATCAACGAGACCATGAACAACCGCACCCAGCATTGGCGGGTGCTTGGTCCGTTGTCGCCGCAGGAATGGCAGCGCCGCCTCTCGCTCGGCGCACAGGTTGGTGTCGTCAATTCATTCCGCATCTACGGCAACTCGCTATATTTCTTCCCCGTTCCTCCGGCTGGCGACTCGATCTATTACGAGTACATCACTACCAAGTGGGTCCAGTCAGCCGATGGAACGACGCAGAGGACGACGTTCACTGCTGATGACGACGTTGCGCTGATCGATGAGGACATTCTGACGCTCGGCGTCAAGTGGCGCTTCCTGAAGGCCAAGGGCCTCGATTACAGCGAGGAATTCCGCTCCTATGAGGAGGCGCTGGAGTCCGTGTTCGGCGCAGATGGTGCGCGCGGCCCGGTAGATATGACTGGCTCAACGATTGACTGGACCATTCCGGCGTTGCCGGACGGCTCCTGGAACGTCTGAATGCTGCGCGTTCCTGTCAGCACGGGAAGGGGCGTTGCCCGGAGCCCAATACGACAGAAGTCGCGCATGGGTTCGCGCGTCTCTACCGGCGCTTCTATTCCGGCCCCCGTTGGCGGGTGGGATGCTGTCTCTCCTCTGGCGAATATGCCGGCCGATCGCGCTGTTGTTCTCGACAACTGGTTTCCGCAGCCGGGATGGGTTGAGGTCCGCCGTGGCTTTATTCTGCACGCCTCCCGCCTTGGGACGGGCGTTGTCGACACCCTGATGGCCTATAACGGCCTGACCGATACATCGTCCAAGCTGTTCGGCGTTGCCAATGGCAATATTTACGATGCTACCACGGCTGAAGCGTCGGCAACCTCTGTCGTCTCTGGGCTGACGAGCAATCGATGGCAGTACGTCAACTTCACGAACTCGAGCGGGACGCATTATCTGTGGGCCTGTTCCGGGATCGATGATCCCAGGATCTACAACGGAACGACGTGGACCACGCCGACCATCACCGGGATTTCGGCGTCGGATATCATCAACGTCACGGTCCACAAGAACAGGTTGTGGTTCTGCCTGAGTGGCACGATGGATGCAGCCTATCTTGCGACGGATAATATCCAAGGAGCCGCATCGAAATTCCCGCTCGGCTCTATCATGTCGAAGGGCGGCTTTCTGGTGTCGATCGCGACCTGGACGCACGATGCCGGAAACGGCCCTGACGATTTTATTGTGTTTCTGTCGAACCGTGGGCAGGCGGCGGTTTATGCCGGCACTGATCCTGCCGACGCAACCGCATGGTCCTTGGTTGGCGTCTACGACATGGGTTCACCGCTGGGTTATCGCTGTCTGACCAAGGTTGCGGGAGACCTTGCCTTGGTCGGCATTGATGGTGTGCTGCCATTCTCGTTGGCGCGAGCTCAGGACCGTGGCGCTGCGGCATCTGTTGCGATTACGGCGAACATCAATAACGCCATGAATACGGCGGCGCGGTCGTATGGTTCGAATTTTGGCTGGGAGCTTGTGCCCTATCCCAAGGGGACAAGGGCGATCCTGAATGTCCCTATTCAGGAAGGCGAGACACAGCACCAGTATGTTATGAACACGCTGACCGGCGCGTGGTGCCGCTTCACTGGCATGAACGCAAATTGTTGGGTCGTGTTCCGTGACAATCTCTATTTCGGCGGCAATGACGGCAATGTTTATCAGGCCGACAACGGCAGTTTGGACCTTTATTCCTCGGTCGATGCGATCGGGCAGACTGCGTACAACTATTTCGGGTCGCGCGGCGGCGGCAAGCAATTCAAGCTGATCCAGCCGCTTGTTACCACGGACTCTGGCACCAACCCGTCAATCGGGCTATCGACCGATTTCAAGGACAATGCGACGCTCGGCACGCCGGCCGCTGCTGGTGTTTTGACGGCGCTCTATGATAGCGCCGTTTATGACACCGATATTTACCCGACTGAATCGCGCAATGTCTCCGATTGGACAGCAGCGCAGGGCTTCGGCCAGGCAGCTTCAGTGCATTTCCGTGCGCGAACCGGGACTGATGTTTCCGCAGAGGTTTGGGGCACTGGGCGCTGGGGCGTGGCGTTGTGGGAAGATCTGACGGTCGCAGATTCGATCGTCCGGCTGAATGGCTTCAATCTCATCTATGAAATGGGTGAGTTCATTTGAGGCTTATCATCGGTTGTGACGAGATGGTTGCTTCCTGGGTTGGGGAGCGGCTTGGGACCACTATTGTCCCACCTTATACGGCATTTGGCGCAACGATTGACGGCCATGATCTGTGTGCCGGCGCGGTCTTCAATGACTTCACGGGCGCGAACATCGAGTTGACGGTAGCTGGCGGTCCTGTTCCGCCGGCCTTCTCTCGTGAAATCCTGAAATACGTCTTTGTTCAGGTCGGGGCCTTGCGGCTGTCGATCAAGACAAAGCGTTCGAACAAGCATGTCAAGACGATGCTTGCCAGACGGAAAGAATTCAAATTCGAGGGCATTAGTCCGCGCTACTTCGGCCCGAACAAGGCTGATGACGCGATCCGATATGCGCTCTTCGCTGAAGATGCGAGGAAATGGCTGAATGAACTCTCCTAGCCCGCCCCCGGCTCCAGATCCGGTTAAAACTGCCGAAGCCCAAGGCAACATGAACCAGAACACTGCGACCACGCAGCAGCTTCTGAACATGACCAATCAGAGCACGCCTTACGGCAGCCTGAACTACAATCAGACCGGGACGAATACGTTCACCGGAGCTGACGGCAAGACCTATAGCGTTCCGCAGTTCACGGCGACCACGACGCTTTCGCCGGACCAGCAGGAGCTTTTCAACAAGTACACCCAGCAGCAGAAGAATCTCGGCGACATCGGCGTTTCGCAGACTGCCAAGGTCGGCAGCATCCTCAACACGCCGTTTGATTTGAATTCGGCCACCAACAACCAGCAGGCCGATATTCAACGCAAGCTGCTTGACCCGACGTGGAACCAGCGTCAGCAGGCTTTCGACGCCAAGATGCGCGATCAGGGCATTGTCCCGGGCAGCGAAGCCTACACCAATGCCGCGCGTGATTTCGGGATGCAGCGCGACAACGCCTATAACTCGGCGCTGCTCGCAAGCCGTGGTCAGGCGACGCAGGAAGCACTTGCCCAGCGTAACCAGCCCTTGAACGAAATCTCTGCGCTGATGAGTGGTAGCCAGGTTTCGCAGCCGAATTTCGTCGGCACGCCGCAGAGCCAGGTTGCCCCGACCGACTACATGGGTGCGGTCAACATGAACTATCAGGGCCAGCTCAACAACTATAACCAGCAGATGCAGAGCAACAACGCCATCTATGGCGCGCTCGGCTCGATTGGTGGTGCGGCTCTGGGCGGTTGGGGCATGGGCGGCTTCAAGATGCCGAAGTTCGGGTAAGCCATGGCCCAGGATATTTTCGCCAACTCCCCCGACATTGACCTCCGTAAGCGCTACGCGCTGTCTTTGCTCCAGCAGGGTACGGAAGCATCCCCCGTTCGCCATCCTTTGCAGGCTGTCGCTCGCGCGTTGCAGGGCGCGATGGGCGGGTATCTTAGCCATGAGGCCCAGCAGGACGACAAGGCGGCTGGCGATGCGTGGCTTTCGTCGCTCCCTGGTGTCGGCCAGCCGATGGCGCCGCCGA